CGGAAAACAACGCAGTGCCGCCGCCGTCGTGCCGCCGCACTTACAACACTCCATCTCCCGTGATTGATCAGAGACTGCCTTCTACAGGTGTGGAAACATGGCTATGGCAGGATCAACCACGAACACCTTCGTTAAACCGGCGCTCTCAAAGCGCACAGCACCTTTGTGGATGCCTCGCTCGCTTGTGAGCGTCTACAAAGCTACAAGGGATTTTGATACCTTCGTGCATGAAGCAGCATCAACAGGTGTGGGACAAGGCTATGAGTTGCCGAAGAATGCATACAAAGCTGGCGTCTCCACAGTCGATATCGACCTCACTGAGCCTCAAGTTGCTTTACTATTCCCTGACCCCAATGTACGTGCCGCCAAGAAGGGCAAGGCGACATTCATTGAACGTCTCATCTCCATCTGTGTGTTCTTCATCTCAGCAATTACTGCCAAGGTCTTTTACGACACTTACTACATTCCAGTTGTGACATGGTACGACATCGCTCGATATTCTGTCAATGCATTCTGCGATATGGTTGGTGTTTCGATACAGTCCGTTTGTGCAGCTGTGATGTTTGCAACAGCATGTGTGTCATCATTCATTTGGGACACCTTTGTTGTTGACTCAACTAATTGGATGTTGGCTGTGCCATTGATGGGCGTTCCAATCATTGCCTGCATGCTACTATCACGAACATTCTCACCTGGTGCTATCTGTTTCGCAATCTATGCGTCCTATGGCTGGGTGACAAGAATCATGCAAGGCATTGGAGAATGTTACACGAGTTGGGTAACGGTGCCAAGACAGTACATCTGCGCCAACTACCGCTTCCCAGCTGGGTCGTGGTTGTGCCCTCCTGCCGCACCAACGCGTGTCCAGCGCTTGATGTCAGCAGTGGTCAGTTTGTACTGGTGGGTATTGCCGAATCTGCGAGATAAGCTTGTCTTGCAGTCGTTGGGCGTCTTTGTCGTAATGTATGTCCTGCTTAAATGGCTCACACGTCGCCAGACAATCTGGGTCGTCCGTCTGAGGGTAGAATCCCAGGCACTCTCAGTGGCTCGGACTCAGAAGACCAGAGCGATGCAGGAAACAACATCGGACAAAGTCGCTGCATGCCCCATAATCACCCATGTGGAAAACCACGTTAGGGTGACACATGCGCGAATGCCTATTGAAGTCCGAGATAAGTACTTGGCCGTCTGCATTTTGGTAGCCTCAGCCTGGGCCGATAACAGGTTGAGGATCGTGCAGGCGACGGCAGGTGAGCCGGATGTCACGACACCCCAGGAGACAACAGCTGAGTCTCGTGATGCGTCTGGATCCAAGAAGCGCCTCCTGCCAACACGCAACAATCAATGCAAGCCTAACTCTTGGCGACGCAGCGTGCGCGTGTTCATCAAATCTTGGTTCAAACTCTTTGATGATATACAGAGAGGCCAAGATCGCAAACTCCCTGACGCCGATGAGCAGAAAGAACACTATTCTGGCGTCGTCACCGGCCCCGAACTGTACAACATAACAGAGGGGTTTGAGGGCTCGTGCGAAGACGAAGTGGCAGGTGTCTCCAGGCATCTGCGCCAGCTGAAGAGCACCATAACAGACGACTACCTCAACCCTGTCATTAGTGCAGAGGCGGAGGCGAGACTCGAACTGGCAACACTTACGATTTGCACCATAGTCGCTGCACTAGCTCGTGAAGACTTCTTGGAGATCTTGAACTGGGCCCTTCCGAAGAAGTGGGGTTCTTCTCGCGAGAAGTACTATCAAAAGCTAGTCGAGATCGGTAGAACCACAGTTTCCCCATTCCTGAGTGGATTCGTGAAACTTGGAGAACTCGCACTTCCTGTGACCAAGCTACCACGTTTGGTCGGGAGCATGGGGATGGCATGTTGCGCCAAAGACGCTGCTGTCCTGTGTTCCGTGGAGAACCTCTTTAAGAGACTTTGTCCGCAGCTCGTCGTGAAAGGAATGACCCAAGACGAGACGAATGGCAGATTCGCAAGATTCTGTCGGCGAGCAAAGAGGCTTTGTCTCAAGATCCTGTCGATCGACATGAGCGCCATGGACTCCAGCTGGACCCCAGGGGACCGCAAGAGAGTCAGGAAGGTCATGCAGACGATCATTGATGTTCTCAAGGATTTGCTTGAAGCCGACTTCCAGGAAGACTATGTCACACAATGCCACGGTAGGCGTGTCCTCCGATGGATCCTCAAGTATATCGAGGTTCAGCTCGCAGCCGAAGATTCGATCTTGTTCTCAGGCGAGAGAGGCACCAGCATTGGCAATCGCATCTTGATGCTGATTATCTGGGGTGCTGAACTCATTCGCGTCTTTGGCGAGACACTCGGATGCGAGAAGATCAGAAGAATGTTCTTCTGTCCTCCTGAAGCCAAGAAGTACTCAACCGAAGAGGGTCCATCCGGCCAGCACGAGACTATCGATGTGGCTGATGACAAGTTCCCGGAACACCCAGATTATGATAACAATCTGGGCGACGGCGACGATGCTACAATGGCGATACCAGAGACAATGTATGCTTCACGGGAAGAGTTCATCCTGG